GGTCAAGATGAAGAGACTTACAACATCGTTGCAGCTCATGGCTACTTCGGTAGATTAATTTTCCAATATGCTTCTTTTAATAATTCTCGTAGCTTACACTTTTTTCTCGCTACTTGGCCCGTCGTTGGCATATGGCTCACCTCAATGGGCATCTGCACAATGGCTTTCAACCTTAATGGTTTTAACTTTAATCAGTCCATTGTCGATACAAATGGCAAGGTCATTCCTACTTGGGCAGACGTTGTAAATAGACAGAACTTAGGAATGGAAGTAATGCACGAAAGAAATGCACACAACTTCCCACTCGACTTAGCATCAACTGAGTCAACAAACATCGCACTTACTGCACCACACATAGGTTAACTCCTCGTCCGTTCATCGCTTTTGCGACGCATGCAATCTAGTCATGGAACGGGGGCTAGGTATCGGAGGAAACTATGACAGTAACTTACGTTTACCGTGGTGTTGTTTATACAAGACACAAGTAATGGCACATCAAAGCTCGGTTATGAGAGCTTCTGTTACAAGGCTTACACCTGAGACAGAAGAGATCAAACCAGAAAACAAAACTGAAGAAAAGAAAGAAGATTCTCAACTAGAGACTCCTTCTTACTAACAGCGTGGGGAGCACCTCAGAGTCGGACTCCCCCGCCATTGGCACAAGCCCAGTACGCTGGACACCTTATGCCGTCTAGACGGTGTGGATAGACACACAACAATTAGGCCGAAAAATTCTGTACAGGAAAGCAATATAAACCTTAACCATAACAATGGCACAACAGAATAGTACACTGACCACGGCTCTTACACGCCCGGGTCAGGCAAATAGTACAGGTGACGCAAGAGCACTTTACTTAAAGCTGTTCAGTGGAGAGATGTTCAAAGGCTTCCAGCACAATGCTATAGCTAGAGATCTCGTGATGAAGAGAACACTTACAAACGGTAAGAGTTTACAGTTCATCTACACAGGACACACAAAAGCCGAGTATCACACACCCGGTAACAGCATACTAGGTAACACCGATGGTGCACCTCCAGTAGCTGAGAAGACCATCACAGTTGATGACCTTCTAATCAGTTCAGCATTTGTCTACGAGTTAGATGAGACACTTGCTCACTATGAACTCAGAGGAGAAATATCTAAGAAGATTGGATATGCTCTCGCTCAGAAGTATGACCGTTTAGTATTCAGAGCTATCGCTCGTGGTGCTAGGGCTGCTTCTCCAATCACTAAGTCAGGCTTTGTTGAGCCCGGCGGTACACAAATACGTGTAGGAACAAACAACCAAGCTTCTGATGCTTATGTTGCTGCTTCCTTAATCAACGCTTTCTACGATGCAGCTGCTGCACTAGATGAGAAGGGCGTTTCTACTGAAGGTAGAGTAGGTGTACTAAACCCAAGACAGTACTACGAGCTTATCCAAGCTGTAGGATCTAACGGTCTTGTAAACAGAGACGTACAAGGTACAGCATTACAGTCTGGTAATGGTATCATTGAGATTGCAGGCATCAAGATCTACAAGTCAATGAACATTCCATTCTTCTCAAGCTATGGTACTAAGTTCGGATCTGCGTCTGCAACTAACCCCGGAATCACATCTCCCGGAAACATAGGTTCATTTGTAGGTGAAGCAGTAGAAGATGCCGCTGCTGATGTAACAGGTATCAACAACGAGTACGGTGAAGAGACTGAATTTGCAAACAGCTGTGGACTTATCTTCCAGAAGGAAGCTGCAGGCTGTGTAGAGGCTATCGGTCCTCAAGTACAAGTAACATCTGGAGACGTTTCAGTCGTATACCAAGGTGACGTGATCTTAGGTCGCTTAGCTATGGGTGCAGACTATCTTAACCCAGCTGCTGCTGTTGAACTAATCGCTGGTGCTGCTACTGGATCTTCCGGTAACGCTGCATTCTAATGCGAGTATACACGGGGAGGTTAATCCTCCCTTTTCTTTTTTATTAATTATGCCTTTTCCAACCACTAACGCTACACAAGAGCTACCAGCTATAAACCAAATATTATCGTCATGTGGTCAGGCTCCTGTAACTACACTAGACCAAACCAACCCGGAAGTTGCGATTGCCTATGATACACTGTTACAGGTGTCACGAGAGGTACAAGCTGAAGGATGGACTTTTAACAAAGAGTACCACTATGAGTTTACACCTGACAATAACAACGAAGTACTAATACCAAACAACATCATACAGATTAAGCTAACAGAAAATGCTAGCAATACTACACATGATGCAATTAGAAGAAGTGGTAAATTATATGACAGACAAAACCATACATACAAATGGACACATAGTAGTCCTATTGAATGTGATGTAGTATGGGAATTTGACTGGGTAGATATTCCAGAACCCGTACAAAACTTTATAACAGCCAGAGCATCTACTCTTGTATCTGGTAAAATAGTAGGAGACAATGCACAGTACCAAAGGTTACAACAACAAGAGGTACAGTCAAGAGCATTTGCTATGGAGTATGAAACACAACAGGGACAGTTTACCATGTTTGGTCATCCTCAAGGACAGCAAAACTACTATCAAAGCTATCAACCATTTCACGCTTTACAACGATAATGCCAGCAGTAACTCAACGAGTTGACGACTATCTTGGTGGAGTATCTAGACAATCTGATGATAAGAAGCTTCCCGGCCAAGTCGAGGAGTGTATTAACGGCTACCCTGATCCAACCTTTGGTCTTACAAAGAGACCGGGGTTTCAACACATAGGTAATCTAGGTACTGGCACTACATATGACAACTCTAAATGGTTCTTTATATCAAGAACAGATACAGAAAAATATATAGGGTGTATCACACCAGCATCAGGAGGCTCTACAGGAGCCATTGCAATCTGGAATGCTGTAACCTTTGCTGCATGTACTGTTAACTACGGTACAGGGGCACAGGCGTACCTTACAGGAGCACGTACAGATTATGATATACTAACTGTACAAGATAAATCTATTATCACCAACAAAACAAAGACTACAGCTATTACAGCTAACCCTACATTTAACGCTAATCGACAAGGTACAATCAAACTTGTTGGTGTATCGACAGCAACTAAATATAATGTAACTGTAGCTGGATCTGCAATCACTGAGTACACTTCTGCTAACGATGCAACGTACGATCAAGTCTTAACTGAACTCAAAAGTAGAATAGATGGTTTAAGTATTTCTAACTTAACAGTAACTAAATTAAAGGACTCTTTACATTTAGTACGTACTGGAGCTTCATTTACTTTATCAGCATCAGGTGGACCTTATAACACACAGTTAGAATTTTTTCAAGATCAAGTTCCTACACTAGATAAACTACCATCTGAATCTAAACATGGACACACTGTTAAAATTATTAATAGTGGTGCATTACTATCATCTTATTTTTTAGTATACATAGCAGAGAATAGTACATCAGGACCGGGTTACTGGACTGAAGGTCTAGGTTTCGGTATGTCTACAGGACTCGATGCAGCTACAATGCCTCATGAGTTAATTAATAATAGTGTGAACACCTTTACACTTCAACGTGTAACATGGACAGCTCGAGTTGCAGGGGATGATGAGACAAACTCACACCCATCTTTTATCGGACAAAAGATACAACAATCATTTTTCCATAATAACAGGCTTGGTTTCTTATCTGCTGATACTGTATCTATGAGTCAGTCAGGTGATTTCTTTAACCTGTATCATACATCTGCACAAACAATTACAGATGCAGACCCTATAGATATTAGTGCTAGTACAGTTAAACCTGTTGCACTTCATAGTGTCATACCATCTACTCAGGGTTTAGTACTATTTAGTGCTAACCAACAGTTTCTTATGGGAGCTGCTGACGGAATACTAACACCAGCTAAAACAGTTATTCGTACCATCGCTAGCTATGAGATGGATACAGAAATTGACCCTGTTGACACAGGTACTACTATTAACTTTATAAGTAAGACACCTAGTTATACTAGAGTCTTTGCTATGGTCACACGTAGAGAAAACGAAAACCCACAGGTAGAAGATATAGGTAGAATTGTAAATGAGTGGGTTCCGTCTACTGTAGATACAATGATATCTAGTCCACAAAACCAATTCATTGCATTCTCAGGACAAAGCTCACGATACATATATTTCTTTAGATCTTACTCTGAAGGTAAGGATCTTAAATTAGCTACATGGTTTAACTGGTTAGCACCGGGGACTGTACAAACTATAGCTGCAGATTCTGATGAATTTTTTGCAGTTACTAAACAAGGTAGTCAATTTACTTTAAGCAAAGCTAGTCTTAGCCAAAGTCCCGAAGATGCTATCATTGTTAATAACGATGGACAGAAACTAAATCCATGTATGGATCTATATGCTACAGCTAGCTCAGTTTCGTTTGACACAGCTGGTAATTTTAGTAAGTGTTTTATACCATACAATGATGCAACTGACCTAACACCTGTGCTAGTTATTAAAGGTACTACAGCTACAGGTCAGTTTATTGAATCTGGTTTTACTATTACACCTGAGCGTGTTGTAGAAAGTGGTAATACATATTTTAAAGTACCCGGTAAAAACTTGACTTCTGTAGATAGTGATGTTATAGTTGGTTATAAGTTTGATTTTGATGTAATACTACCTAGAACATACTATAAGATAGATGAAGATATGAGACGTAGTGATTTCACTGCTAATCTAACTATAGCACGTATGAAATTTGCTGTAGGTCTATCAGGAGTTATGGGTTTTAAATTAAGATCAAAAGGTATACGTCAAGGTAAAAAAGAGTATACAGGTGATGGCTCTACTACAGTATTTCCTTGGACTAACGATGATATTAACTATATAGACGATGATCAGATTAAAGTTAAAGTTAATAATGTTGTAACTACAGCGTTTACAGTTGACAGAACTGGTGCTCTACCTAAGATTACATTTAGTTCTGCACCAGCAAACAACGCTACTATACTTATATATCTTGATGAATGGTATAGTCTTAATCCAGTTATTACAGCTGACCAATATCTAGCTAATGATATTGCAGTCTCAGATCATACTGTATTTACTTTACCTATACACCAAAGACCAGACAACTTTACACTTCGTTTATTTAACGATTCACCATTCCCAGTATCTCTCAACTCTATGATGTGGGAAGGGATATACTCACCTAGATTTTACAGGAGAACATAACTATGTCAATATTAGGAGGCTTAGTATCAGTAGGTCTCGGCTTATGGGGTAGTAGCAAATCATCCAGTGCAGCAAGTACACAAGTTGATTTACAGAATCAAGCTATAGATGCTCAGTATGAGTATGATGTAGCAGCATGGGAAATGCAAAAACAATCTGCAAATGCTAAACGTGACTTTGCTGTTAAAGAAATTCAAGAAAAAGCTCGTCAAGAAGGCTTGATTGCAGCTTACAAGGATGCTACTAACCTAAGACAATACAACTATAATTTACAGATTCGTGACAGAGAACAGAATCTAAACGATAGAATGTATGGCAAATCTGAAGATATATACTCTCAACAGATTGGTATAAATGCCAGAGAAGAAAGAGCTGCTCGTATGGACGAACGGCGACAGATGCATGAAATAGATACAGAAAACAGATATCAACAAAATGATTTATACTTAGAAGCTTTAGAAGCAGAGGGTACTATTCGAGCACGAGGAGTTACCGGTCGATCTGCAGATAAACTTAAAAGTGTTCAAGCATTACAAGCATCTACTAAACTATCTTTATTAGAAATGTCTTTAGATAATGCAACAGAAGCCTCAAGAAGTACTTTACGAGCAATAGGTGAACAAAGAACAGTCGCTGATCTCAATGCGTTTGCAGCAAAAATGCTAGATCCGGGTGCAATACCTATGCCTATAGTACCGATAGAGACACCACAAGCAACATTTATATACCCAAGAGTCTACGAAGACTATGACTTTGGTCCTGAGCCTATTAGAGGAGCGAAAGCGTCAGCATCAGCTGCATCAGCACAAGTTTGGGGTAATACTATTTCCAGTTTAGCTGGTACAGTAGGTAACATGTTTGCATCAAACACTCCTAAAATTTAATAATGGCAACAAGTAAATACTACAAGAAGTACGCTTCTGGTGGTAATCCTAGAAATCGTCAGGTATCTGATGGCTTACGAGCTATGCAAATTCAGTCTGACAATATTACTAGAGCTTTAGAAAAACGAAGAGGTGAGCAAAAAGTACAGGACACCAGTCTTATTACTGACTTAACGAATAAAGCTAAAACAGAAGCTAAGGCAAGAGAAACTCTGTACAAACTAGAAGTAGAAACTCCAGAGAAACTCAGAGCTAATGCACTCAAGCGTAACAACGATATACAACAAGAATCACTTAAGCGTAAAGCAAACGAATATAAGAATCTAGCTGCAGTGTGGGGTAATCTTACCCCTACTCTGGCTAAAAACTTTGGAGCGTTAGCAGAGAACGCTGAAAACTATATCAACACAACAAATGCTATTACTGAGTTTAACCGCATGGATGCGGCAGGCGAGGTAGGTAGTATGATGGAAGTCTATGGTAAAGCCATGGACAAAGCAGACTTATTAGGCTTTTCACAGCAACGAGCTAAAGCTTATCAAGAATATCAACGTACAGGAAATGCGAATGATAAACAAATATTTAACTATTTGACTGATGTAAATGAGCTGCGTAATCCCGTATTAAAAGATATCGTATTTAATGATCTTAAAAAAAACTTTGATGGTATAGAAACTGACTTTTTAAACTTTCTAAAAAATCCATCTAACAACATAGAAGTTAATAAAGATACTGTGCTATCACATTATCAGTTTCGTGCTATGGAGTTTTTAAAACAGTATAAAATAGATCCTAACTCAGAGATAGGTTTTAAAGTACAGAGATTATTTAAAGCTAAAGGTGCTGTCAAAGAAAATCAGTTTACTTTAGGTCATGAGTATGAAAAACATAACAATGTTGTAAATCAAAGTGTAGCAAGAATTAAAGCATTAAGTGGAGAGTCATTTACTTCTGCTGATTTTTCTACACCTACACAATACAATAATGTAAAGAAAACTTTTGAAGAAAGAAAGAATGCTGTATGGGTAGATACTATCTCAAGTTTAAATGCTAGACCTATACTTACAAAAGATGGTCAGTATAAGGAGCAAACAGCACCTAACACACGAGCTAATATTGTAGGTTGGGCTAAAGAGCAAGCAAAAGATTATGATAGTCCTACTCAGTATATGGAGGAAATCTTTGGAGTTACTGTAGAGAATCCTGACGGATATCTTATACCCGGAGCTGATAAAGATACACCACGTAATCGTATACTTGGTAAGTTTCCTAATCTTAGAGCTGAGATGGAAGAAGCATTTGCTGAAGAATACAGAGAGAAAAGACGTAACCAAGAAACTCTTACAAAAGCTAGACAAAGTAGCACTGCCGTACAGTATCAGGAAAAACTAGATAGTGGATACTACAAACAGAATCCTGATGAGTTTTGGACTGACTGGAATGCAAGTAATGGTAATCCAGCAGCTCGACAAGTGTTTGCTGGTAGCTTAGGTTTTAACAGTAAGTATGTCGATGAAGGTACACTTACAAGTACTATTGTACAAAACTACAAAGCTGGTAACTTAGCAGAAGTATATTCTGCATGGGCAGGCTTACCTGATGAAGAACAGGAAATAGGATTTATAGTTAAAGACTTACGAGAGCTAGCCCAGATAAAAGGTCTAACAGTAACTAAAGGTAAGAACTCATTAGATGCACATTTAAGAGAACTTACTCAGTCTAGAATTGACCTTGTAACATCTAAAGGTGCAACAGATAAAACTGAACACCCAACAGTTAAAGGTGTACCAGAAGAAGCACTAGGGTATTTACTAGAAGAATTTAGAAACAATCAATCAGGTTCTGTATCTGAAAGATTTGAAGTAGCAAAAGCAAAACTTGAAGCACAGTTGGGTATCGTTAATGGTACACCAAGTCCATTCGATGCCAACGGATTACGTGGGTCTGGACAGTTTTTACAAAAACAAGGTAAGACTGGAGCTACTAACCAAGTTATTTTTGTTAAGAATGCTGGTGAAAACTTTGGTAATATTAGTGCCTTTGAAGTTGACATTACTGTAGGTGAATCTAAAAATACAGATAGATTAACAAAACTTACATCACTTGTTTTTGCTGATGTAGAATCTGCTAATCCTACTATATCTGACAGAGATATATACAGTCTACTTAAGACTGGTAATACTACAAATCGTTTACTTAATCACTTAATGAAAGATGAAGTCTTAGGTGGTGTAAGTAAAAATGATTTTATTAATACAGTTAAAAATACAATACAGACTACAGCTGAAAATAAAAAGTTAGTGAGACAATGGGGTGGTGTTGAGTGGTGTAATCACATACTCGGTGCATACTCAGGTACATTATCTGACGATCAGAAAGCTATAGGTGTATGTGTTAAGTACATAGAGAATCAGTTTGATACTCCAGCATGGGAGTTCTTACTTAATCCTAGTTTACAAGATAGATTACAACGATGAACGAAGACGAAACCTATTCCCTCGGTGACTCGCTCAAGATGGTTGACGAGGCTGAGACAATAAAGAAGCCACAAAATGTATACCCAGCTCCTTTCGGATCTAAGTTTGGTCATAGTTCTGTAGATTTATCTATAGAGGAAAACCATAATGCTATGAAAGATGAGTATGATACATGGTGGAACACTCAAGGAGAACAGAGAGTAAAGTTAAGAGATGACTTTAACGAGAAGTACTATGGTATGAGTACTGACGAAGTACGACAAAACAGTCGTGCTAGTATATATGGTTCAGCTAATCCTTTAAAAGTCCTAGACAATGTATTTCAAGGCATGTCAGCTCCCGGCACAGGACTTGCTGACTTTGTAATGGATGCAGCTGGTACAGTTATACCCGGATTTAATAAGATAGACGAGAAGTACGATAAAGCTACGATGTTTGATAACCCTGTACATCAAGGTATCAGACGTATATCTTCTATTGTATTACCTTCTATCTTAGGTGGTAGTGCTATACAAGGACAGATTAATACTAAGATGGCTGGTGGTATGCTATTTAGTAAGCCTTGGTTTAAAAAACTAGGTGTTACTATGGCAGCACAAGGCTTAGGTGATGCTACAATCTTAGGTTTAAGTGATATAGGAGAAGATGACTCTATTACTACTACAGTAAGTGAGATGTTTCCTGAGACATTTGGACCTAAAGGTAGAATACCATTACCTAGTATGTTTAGGACTACAGATAGTGATAGTCCCGGTGTACGTAAGATGAAGAACATGCTCGAAAGTGCACCGTTTAGCATCTTTGGTAGTATACTTGGAGCATTTGTTGACATTAAAGGTGGTAAATCTACCATGGATTGGATGGAACCAGTCGATGATAGTGCATTACAATACAAACAACTTAGCATGAAGCTAGGTGCTGATAGCGATAAACTTGTACGTATACAAGAAATAGATGAACTACTATCATTAGGTCGTAAGAATCTAAGTAGGCAGAACGAAAACATACTGATTAACGAAAAACTAAACTTAGAGAATGAGTTAGGTGTTATAGATTCTATGGATGACGTAGCACGTAGAACTGATGCTATACAAGAAATAGAAGGAGAAGCTGCGATAGATCGTAAGCTAACTGATCCAGAGCAACTTGAGATGGATTTAAACATCAACAATCTAGATCCTGATTTAAACTCTGATATACTTGATGATGCTGCTAAGACTCGACAAAGCACACCTCCCGGTAACGTAGCACGTAACATGGCAGATACAACTGCTATTAAGACTGGTACGTCGTCAGGAGACCCTGCACCGTTAATTACAGACTCTATGAGGCGTAAGGGTCTCATGGTAGGTCCACGCTCACGTGACGCTGTTCTAGGTGTCGCTGAAGAGGCAAGAGACATTGGTAGGTTTAACGCTATTGTAGATGGCTTTAGATTTAGCACAAAAGAAATGAATGCGGCTGCATGGGATATCTATACAAGCATTATGGCTATAGATAATGTAGATGATTTAAAAGATTTATTCATGGAGAATAGAGATGTTAAGAATCTACTTATGGGTAAGTTTAAAGTTGAGGTAATTAACGAAGAGCAAGCCAGAGCTGCAGCATTTGCTATGCGTGATTTAACTGATAGATTCTTAGGTCGTAAGATTACTGAATCATCTGGTAGAGTCATGGATACTTTAGGT